ATGGCAACACTGCAGAACCGCAATGGCCGCTGGCGCGCTATGGTGCGCCGCAAGGGCCATAAAGAACAAACCCGCACTTTCCCGACGAAGACAGCCGCCAAGACCTGGGCTGACCGCGTGGAGCGGGAAATGGCCGACCTTGAAGCGCGAGGCGGAACTGCCGGCGAAGGAACGACAGTCGCTGAACTGATCGCCTGGCGCACCGACGACCTGGCCAGCGTGAAAGCGGTGTCCAAGACGCAGACCGGCAACATGACACGCCTGCAGGAGAGCTTGGGGCACATCGTGGTCAGGCAACTGACTGCCGGGGACGTCATCGAGCATGCCCGGCGGCGAATCGGCGGTGACCACATGACCGGGGATGGGGTCATTATCCCTGCTTGCTCGCCCGCAACCATGAACGTAGAGCTGGGCTACCTATCTGAGCTGCTGAAGCTTGGAGCCGCGATGAAGGGCGTGAAGCTGCTCTCGGACCCTGTAGCCGAGGCCCGCCCTGCATTGCGCCTGCTGGGCTTGGTGGGTAAGTCGAAGCGTCGCGATCGACGGCCTACAGAGCTGGAGCTGCAGCAGCTACGCGACCACTTCGCCCGGGCGGCTTGGCGCTCCCAGATCCCAATGGTGGACATCATCGACTTCGCCATCCTGTCAGCGAAGCGCGAGGGCGAGATAACGCGTCTGCTGTGGTCGGACGTCGACCCCACCACGCGAACAGCCCTGCTCCGAGATGCCAAGCACCCCCGGAAGAAGGCCGGCAACCATAAGCGTTTCCCGCTTTTGGGCGACGCGTGGACTATCGTCCAGCGTCAGCCGCGGATTGCCGGCGAGGACCGGATCTTCCCTTACAACACGAAGTCGATCAGCACCTCGTTCACCCGGGCTTGCATCCGGTTGGCCATTGTGGATCTGTGCTTCCACGACCTGCGGCACGAAGCCACCTCACGACTGTTCGAGCAGGGCTACGACATTCCCGAGGTGGCGTCGGTCACGCTGCATGAATCGTGGAATGAGCTGAAACGCTATACCCAGCTACGACCGGAGTCGCTACACCGCCTTCCTGCAGACCAGAGCTGACCTGGCTGCAGCCGTTGGGATCGCCGGCAAGCGTTACCCCATCCAGCCGAACGGCGGCGGGGTGTGCAGCTTGGCCAACCTGTTCGCACGCACGGCCTCCCGATATGCAGTGATCTTGGCCACATCCTCGCGCAGCCGCGCCTCGTGCCTAGTCACCCACATCTCGGCGCCGGCGCGGCCCTGCTCGTAGCTGGTACACCTGCGGAACGGCCCGCCCGGGCCATGTCGGTGCCGATCAAGGCTGGCAATCCAGCTCCCGTCGTCCACCCGTTGCGCCATCGCAACCACCCAGACGCCATTGCATGCGATGACCGTCAGCACCTCGTTGGGGAGGCTGGCGGAGCGTGTCGTCCAGTAGAAGTCGGTGGGCAACGGCATGGCCGGCAGGATACTGCCGGTCGTCGCACAGACTGCGACGCAGCGAAGGTGGGCAGACGGCCGAGCAGGAGGATGACTACGGCGCGAGGATGAGGTTCAGATTGCAGTCCGCCCCTTAAATTGGAATTAATGTCGTGCCAATCGGAACACCGCAATTTCTGCAACCAGACATTTCAGATGGAGATTAACGCAATAAAATCAATTACTTAAATAACTTTCTCAATAGCAACAATAGGGCAACCTTAGAGCAACCAGATTGCACAATCTGACCGCAACCGGGCGGCAGACAAATGTCCTTATAAATCAATGACATTGCATTACGCCCTCCAGAAAATTGCCCTAAATTATCATCCACTGCAATCTCGCTTCCCCAGCAAATTCAAACACTTACCCAGACCTCGCGAGTGGGGTCGCAGAAATTGCCATTCTCCGGACACCCCCCATCCCCCAAACGGGAAGCACGGGGGACACAACGCCCCCACCGCGCTGCTGAATCGCCCCTTTCCGCGCAGGGAACCGCAGGGCCAGCCAGTGCCTGGGAACCCCGGAGAACGCCATACAGGGCCTGGGCTGGGCCTTGCTGCAGGCAGTGCAGAAAAAGCACCCTATGAAGTGCGCAGGCGTGGCGGGGAGACGAGTGCGCACGCCAGGGGGCAGAGGGCAAAATGGGGGATGACCACTACCGATCAGCTCCCCATTCCGGTTGTCCGGGTGTCCCCCACCGGCTCTGCCTTCACCACCAGCACGGATGTGGCTGCATTCTTCGACAAGCGCCACAGCCATGTACTGCGGGCCATAGAGAGCCTATTGAGCGACTTGAGGAAGCACGTTCAGTGGCAAGACCGGGCGGACGTGGATGAACAATCGGATGCTGACGACCATCAGCCCAAAATTGGGCTGATGGTCCCCGAGGATCTCTTCGAGGCGGCAGAGGTGGAGGTAAGCATCGGAAGTGGCGCCATCCGGCGCGATCCGATCTACAACCTGACCCGTGACGGGTTCGCCCTGTTGGCGATGGGCTTCACGGGCAGGCAGGCGCTCGCCTTCAAGCTGGCCTACATCTCAGCGTTCAACGCGATGGAAGCCAGGCTGCGCGAGCCCTACGTGGCCCCCTTGGCTGAGGATCTGGAGTTCGCACGGGGTCTGCGCGTCAAAGACAAGATCATGCTCCACGAACAGGCCTACAAGGCCTCCCGTGCGCTGACCGCCGCCACGAACGACGACGAACGCCGCCAGGCCTATTGGCAGCTGTATCAGGTCAACACAACCCTTGGCATTCCAATGCCCACCAGGGAAGCATTGGGAGTGACGCCCTTGGCCACCAGCAACCGCTTGCTGCGCGGTCCAGACCAGAGTGATGGCTGAGTCCAGACACATGAAAGCCGCCCGTAGGCGGCTTGTGGTGGGCTGGATTGTGGGTGGGTTACGGGCTGGGCAGGCGGGACCGTGCCACGTCGAAGTAGTGCCCGGTCATCTCGATGCCGGTCCAGCTGTAGCCCTCAAGATCCGCGGCCACCAGCGTGGTGCCCGATCCGGCGAAGGGGTCGAGGATGCGCCCGCCTTCCTCGCAGATCCGCACCAGCTGGCGCATGAGGTCGGTCGGCTTGCCGGTCATGTGGTGCTTGTCCACCTTGCGGACCTTCTCGCGGACCACGCCAGGCAACACCGGCGCACGCCGGCCGAGGGGCATATGGCCCTTGCTACCCCATACGACGTACTCGGCTTGGTTGCGGAAGCGGCCGAGCTGAGGCCGCACGCCCTCGGTCTTGTCCCATACGGCCACACCGCGCCAGGTGAAGCCAGCACACTGCAGGGCGTCAGTGGTCAGCGGCAGCTGCCGCCAGTCGGTGAACAGCAACACCGGGGCACCCTCCTTCAGCACTCGGCTGCATTCGGCCAGCCACAGGCGCATCCATGCGAGGTGCGACCGCTGATCGCGTTCGTCGCCGACAAAGTCGGCATGCAGCTGCGGGCCGTTGCTCTGCATGTACTTGACCTGGGGCGACTGCTGGCGGGACGCCGCGTGTGTGCCACCACTGGCATACGGCGGGTCAGTGATGAGGGCGTCGAAGCTGTTGGCCGGCAGGGTCGGCAGGACGGTCAGCGCATCGCCGTGGATCAGTTCGTTCTTCATGGGTAGAGCCTTCTTCGTGGTGTCGCTCTCGGCGATCCGTGGAGAGGCTCTGGGCCTTCATATGGTTCATATCCCCACAACGGGGGCATTTCATCTGTAAGTCATAGTCGCCTGCGGCCTTGGCCAGCAGTCGGGCGCACGCGCCACAGCGCAGGTTCTGGCGGCCGGCCATCATGCAGCCGCTCCCAGCTCGAACGGGTTGAAGCGGATCACCTCATCGCCCAGCCATTCATTGAGCGCGGTCAGCCGCGTCTGCAGTGGTGATAGTTCCATCGCAGTCCACACGGTCGCCGCCTCGCGGATCGAGCCGAAGCCGCCGCTGTTCTGCGGCACGATGCCCAGCAGCTGCGGCGGCGTGCGCAGGGAGGCCAGCATGTCGTCACGGGTCACGCTCTTGATGCCGGTGAATTCATCCTTAGCCGCAACCTCGCTGACGGGAATCAGCTTCAGGCCATCCTTGCTGCCGCCCGGCGAGTGCAGGAACAGGTTGCGGAAATTGCCCGGCCCGCGTGACTCGCGCAGCGCGTTTCGGATGCCGTCCACATCGTCTTTCTCGGTCAGGGAGTCGGTCAGGTACAGGATGAACCCGGCGTGCGAGCCGTTGTTGTAGTACTTCCGGCGGAACAGCGTCGCCGATTCGTTCAGCAGGGCCGACTGAACGGCCGGCATCCATTCCGGCAGCCCGTAAATTTCCTGGTCAACATCTGCCTCGCGGAGCTGGAACACATCGCCGCGAGCAAATTCATGCTCGATCTTGCCGGCACGGATCTGGAAGAACTCGCCCGGTTCGACGCCTCGGCGCACGTACTTGGCCAGCGGCACCGCCAGGGAGTGATTGACACCGGACATAGCGCGGCGGCGCTCGACATAGGCCATGCCGAAGGTGATGTAGTCCAACGCCAACTGTGCGAACGCCTCACGGCTCAGCAGCTTGTGTGGCTTGAACGTGCTCACCAGCATGTTTCGCTTGAACGTCAGGCCGCTGTGCAGATAGGGGTTCGCGCGGGTGGTGCGTGACAACCCATGCAGATCCACCGGCGGTTCGAAATAGCGCCCGTTGCGCCAGCATTCGAGGTAGTCGAGGATGCCGCGCGAGTCCAGCACGGGCGTGGGATCGCCGAAGGTGAACGCCTCAACGCCGGCAGGCGCGGCCACGGTTGTGCCCTGGTCGGGGTCAGTCATCAGCAAATCTCCATGGAGCTGCGTGCGGCGGTGCCGCCTTCCAGCGGTTCATTCTGCAGTGCGTGCATGAGTGCCCACGCCAGATCGGCGTGGCCTGTGGTGCGCGAACGCCCGGCCGTGTAGGTGACCTGGCGCCCGCTCGGGGTGATCGTTTTCTGGATTGCCAGCAGCGACTGTGTGAGGTCCGTCCAGCCCGCGTCGTATTCCAGACGCTCGTTCTTGATGACATCGAACGCCTTCAACACCAGCCGGGTCTTCACCTCGGGCGAGTAGTTGAAGATCGTCACGCCGGGGAAGAACTGGCGCACCAGCTGGGCCACGCCGGTGCCCATGCCGGTTGCGTCAATGCCGATGTAGGTCACCCAATAGCGCAGGGTGATCTGCTGAATAAAAGCGGCCTGTGCCGCGAAGTCCATGCCCTTGAACTGGTGGCGCTCCAGCACGCGGAACTTGCCGCCGGGCACCTGCGGCGGAGCCACCACCACAATGCCGGCGCTATCGCCTGTCTCCGCCGGGTCATATCCGATCCACACCGCACGCTCGCCGTAGGGGCGAATGGCCAGCGGTTTGAAGTCGTCGGCCCACTCTACCCAGCTATCGACCTGGCACGGCTGCAGCATCGTGAGCGGGAAAATGCTGGCGCTATCGTCCACGAACTCGCACATCAGCAGATTGGCGAATTCCTCGGCGCTGTACTCGCGGCGCAGTTCCTCAATATCGAACAGATCGCAGCCCCGGCCGGCCGCGTCCAGCACGGTCACGATCTGGCGCCAGATGGCGTCCTCGCAGCGGCGACCGCCCATCAGCCGCGCGTGGCTCACGTCCAGCTGGATTTGCTGGGACACTGGCCGCCCCTTGTTGAAGCGGTCACCGGTCCAGAAATCGAACGCTTCATGCGCCATAGTGGATGGCGTGCTGAAGTACGTCTTGCGCCACTTCGTGTGCATCGCCATTCCGCTGGCGACCTTGTTCAGTTCTTTGAAGCCATAGGTCCAGAAGAATTCGTCGAAGTAGAGATTGCCGTGGTAGCTCTGCGCGGTACGTGCGTTCGTACCGAGGAAGTACAGCTCGGCACCATTGGCCAGCGTGATCGGATCGCCGGTCAGATCCCGGTCCAGCACCTGACGCACAAAGCCACGCATATAGCCCAGGAAGACGTGCGCCTGGCTCTTGGATGCGCTCAGGAAAATCTGGTTTCGGCCCGTAGTCAGCGCATCAATCAGTGCTTCGCGGGCGAAGTAGTACGTGGCACCAATTTGGCGCGACTTCAGGATAATGCGCGTGCGCTCGTTGCCGGCCCGATGCCAATCGCGCTGGTAGTCGAAACAGCCGTCCACGAACGCCGTCTGCAGGCGCTCGATTTCTTCCTGGCTAAACTCGTTCTTGCGCGCCTTCTTCTTCGGTGCAGCGTTGCGGTTGGCCACCGCAGGATTCAGATCGGCCTCATTCCCGCCCCCCTGGTAGCGCTGAATGCGGGCCTGACGCTCAAGCTGGCGGTGCAGTAGGTCGATCTCTTTGAAGTCGCCGCCGGTCTTCCCTTCCTTGTGAATCAGGATCGCCAAGCGTGCTTCCAGTGCGCCGCCAATGCGCTCCACGGCGTCGGCGCGGTCCCATTCGTCGCGCGCCTTCCAGCTGTGGATCGTCTTCTCTTTCTCGCCGATCAGGCTGGCGATATCGCACACGCGCCAGCCCATCCAGTACAGGAACTTGGCTTGGCGTCGTGGATCGACGTGGAGTTTTTCGGCTACGCTGGTCACGTGAACAGGTTGCCCGTCGCCACGCGCGCGCAACACGGAAAACCCTAGTAATACAGCCGCTTACACGCTCCACGCGTTGCTGCAACTTCGCCCTCATTCGACCATGGGTCATCGCATCGAGAACCGATGCGCACTGACACCAGCAGAGGGCGAAATGGCCGGTAAGACCGACAAAAAGAAGCTGCGTTCCAAGTTCTTCCGCGTCGCCGTCGAGGGCGCAACCACCGACGGCCGTGTGATCGAGCGTCAGCACATCACCGATATGGCCGCGTCCTACGATCCGCAGCTGTACGGCGCCCGCATCTGGGTAGAACACATGCGTAGCCTGTTGCCGGATGGCCCGTTCAAGGCATTCGGCGACGTCCTGGCGGTCAAGGCCGAAGAGGTCGACGTCGGCGGCGTGAAGAAGCTGGCCCTGTTCGCTCAGATCGAGCCGACTGACGCGCTGGTGGCCATGGTCAACAACGACAAGCAGAAGCTCTACACCAGCATCGAGATTGCGCCGAAGTTCGCCGACACCGGCAAGGCGTACCTGCAGGGCCTGGCTGTGACCGACACCCCGGCGAGCCTGGGCACGGAAATGCTGGCCTTCGCCGCACAGCAGGGTGACAAGAGTCCGCTGGCATCGCGCAAGCAGGCGCCGGGGAATCTGTTCACCGCGATGGAAGAGACGGAAATCTCCTTCGATGAGGTCGAGCAGCCGGCGGCGCGCCCGAGCAAGCTCGCCATCCTGCTGTCCGGTATTGGCCGGCTGACCAAGCCGGAACCGGAGCCGACGCCGAAGGAAGACCCCAATGCTGACTTCGGCAAGTTCGCCGATCAGCTGGTGGCTACCTTCACCGCGCAGGAAGAGCGCATCGAACAGCTGTCGGCGAAGAACGACGAACTGACGGCAAAGGTGAAGGCACTCGGCGAGCAAGTGGCCGGCTTCCGCAAAACGCTGGATGACACCCCGCAGACGTTCAGCCAGCGCCCGCCGATCTCCGGCAGTGGCGGCAGCGTCGGCGACGCCACCGACTGCTGATTCCTTCCAGCCCCCTACCTACGGAGCAAGCCAATGCGTACCGAAACCCGCACTCAGTTCAACCAGTTCACCCGCCGCGTGGCGGAACTGAACAACATCGAAGATGCCGCGCTGGCATTCTCGGTCGAGCCGAGCGTGCAGCAGACCATCGAGCAGCGCATTCAGGAGAGCAGCGCCTTCCTGTCCGCCATCAACATGCCCGGCGTGATCGACCTCAAGGGCGAGAAGATCGGCGTGGGTGTGAGCGGCACCATTGCCGGCCGCACCGATACCAGCGGTGACGGCAAGCGCGAGCCTGCGGACGTGACCGCGCTCGACAAGACCGGCTATGAGTGCGTGCAGACCAACTACGACACCGCCATTCCCTACGCACGCCTGGACGCGTGGGCACGTCAGAAGAACTTCCAGACCGTGCTGCGCGACACCATCATCCAGCGCCAAGCCTTGGACCGCATCATGGTCGGCCTCAACGGTACCAGCGCCGCCGCTACCACCAGTCGCGCCACCAACCCGCTGTTGCAGGACGTCAACAAGGGCTGGTTGCAGAAGTACCGTGAGCATGCAGCCAAGCGTGTGTTGGCCAAGGGCAAGGCCGGCGACAAGATCGTGATCGGCGGTGCCGACAAGGCCGCGCGTGACTACGCCAACCTCGACGCGCTGGTCATGGACGTGGTGTCCAACCTGATCGACCCGTGGCATCAGCAAGATCCGGCGTTGGTCGTCGTGCTCGGCCGCAACCTGGTGCATGACAAGTACTTCCCGATCATCAATCAGGACAACAAGCCCACTGAGCAGCTGGCCGCGGATCTGGTGCTGGGCACCAAGCGCATCGGTGGCCTGCAGCCGGTCATTGTTCCCTTCATGCCGGCCGATGCTCTGCTGGTCACCTCGTTGGACAACCTGTCCCTCTACTGGCAGATCGACGGCCGCCGTCGCTACATCAAGGAAGAGCCGGAGAAGAACCGCGTGTCGAACTTCGAGTCGTCCAACGACTGCTATGTGGTCGAAGACTATGGCCGTGGCGCCGTGGTCGAGAACATTAAGGTCGAGGACTGAGGCCATGGCCGACAGTCCCGCGAAGCGGCACCTGCAGCGCGTGGAGGCCGAAGAAGCGGCCACGCGCGCAGCGGGCAGTAACCTGATGGCTGGCACGCCGATCTATCAGCAGACCCTGCTGCAGCTGGCCACCGACCGAGCTCGACTGAAACAAATTCAATCGAGCAAGGCTAAGGGCCAACTCAAGGCCGCGCTGCTGCCGACCTACGATGCTTACATCGAGGGCGTCCTCGCTGCCGATGCAGGTGGCCAGGATGACGTGGTGTCCACGCTGATGCTGTGGAACATCGACGCAGGCTTGTACGACCCGGCGCTGGACATCGCCGCCTACGTGCTGGCGCATGGCCTGACGATGCCCGACCGATTCGAGCGCACCGCCGGCTGTGTCGTTGCCGAGGAAATCGGCATCGCCGCGCTCAACGCGTTGAAGACGGGTGCGGCATTCGACCTGGGCGTGCTGAACCGGGCCGTCGAAGTGACCCAAGGCCACGACATGCCCGATCAGGTCCGCGCCCGGCTGCTGCTGGCTCGCGCTCGCTGTCTGCTGCCCCCCGGCAGTGAAGAGACACCGCCACCCGCCGAGGACGTTGGCCAGGCGATCGAGGATCTGCGCGAAGCCATCCGACTGCATGACAGCTGCGGCGGCAAGGAAGACCTCAAGCGCGCCGAGCGCCTGATGAAGAAGTTCGAGGCCAGCCAGTCCAGCGACTGACCTCACACCGAGCGTACCCCGCAACCCCGCCGGCTCGGGGCCGATCACCAAGACCTCTCTCCCTTGGTGTGACGCCCCGACCACCGGCGACCTACGAGGCCACCATGAGCAGCTTTGTTGCCAACGCATCACCCGCCGCCAAGCAACCCAACGTCACCGCCGGCACGTTCTGGCCGGAGATCGACGTGGTTGCGCTGCGTGAGGCGATCCGCGTCCCCGGCGACATACCGGCACCGCGTATGCGAAGCACTGTGGTGTCGGCCGTCATGGACGTAACGCGGGAATTGGAAGCGTGGCAGGCAGGCAAGGAAGCCGCCGGCTACAGCACATTGGCTGACGTGCCCGCGCAGGTGATCGACGGCAGCACCCGGCTGGTGCATCTGTTCCTGCGCGCGGTCGGCTGCGCCACCGCCGTCGAACTGCACGAGCGCTACCGCTCCTATGACGCCACCGCACAGGGCAACCAGCGTGCGGAGGAACTGACTCCCACCATTGATGAGATCCGCCGCGATCTGCGCAACGCCATCTGCGACCTGCAGGGCTTGCCGCGCGTCACGGTGGAACTGATCTGATGCGCGTCGTCTCGATGCAAGGCGACACGCTCGACGCGCTCTGCCACCGGCACCTGGGCACCACCGCCGGCATGGTTGAGAAGGCACACGCACTGAATTACGGCATCAGCCTGCATGGGCCGGTCCTGCCCATCTGCACTGTCGTGGAGCTACCCGACGTACCCGCACCGTCCACCGGCGCCGCGATGCGCCCCCTTGTTCAGCTATGGGATTGATGATGACCGAACCAACCTCTACCGGCAGCATGGCAGCACTGGCAACGGGGGTCGGCCTTGCGTCGATCCTGCCGGGGATCCAAACCGACGCCTTCCTGGGCGCGTTCGCCGGCGCCACCCTGTTCGTCGTGTCGGCCAAGAACCTGCCGATCTGGAAGCGCCTGGTGTATCTGGCCATCAGCGTGGTGGCCGGCTACCTGGGCGGTACCGAGGTGATGCAGCGCTTCGGCGTGGTGTCCACGGGCCTTGCCGCGTTCATCTGCGCGGCAGTCATCGTCACCCTGACCCTGAGCCTGATCGAACGCAGCCGCACCGCTGATGTGACCCGCCTGCCGCGTGGAGGCTCCGATGGCTGAGTTCCTGACCACCGCCACGCTGCTGTGCAGCCTGGCCATCTGCATCCGCCTGCTGACCTACCGGCCGGCCCCCGGCGCCAACCACCGCCCCGCCATCGCCTGGTGCGCATGGCTGCTGATCGCCGCCACTGGCGGTCTGGCGCTGCAGATCATGCTGCAGGGCGCCCGCGCCCACGTCACCGTCTGGCAGCTGCTGCTACTGCTGGTCCTGCTGGTGGCCACCTATCGTTCGCGCGGCAACGTCGCGCACCTGTTCGGGAGCGACTGACGTGCTGACCGCCTCACAACTGGCGCAGATCATGCAATGCCCGCTCGCCCGCGCTCAGCGCTGGGTGGCGCCGTTCAATGCGGCGATGAAGCGCTTCGGGATCAACACCCCCGTGCGCGCCGCCTACTTCCTCGCGCAGGTCGGCCATGAAAGCCTGAGCCTGTCGCGCGTCGAGGAATCGCTCAGCTACAGCCGCGAGCGCCTGCTCGAAGTGTTCGGCAAGTACGTCGAAGGCCCCGAGGCGGCTGCATTCGTCCACCAGCCGGCGAAGCTGGGCAACCGCGTCTATGCCAACCGCAACGGCAATGGCAACGAGGCCAGCGGCGACGGCTACCTGTATCGCGGCCGTGGCCCAATGATGCACACGGGCAGGGGCAACTACGAGAACATCGGCCAACTGATCGGCCAGCCGCTGGAAGAGGTGCCCGCCCTGCTGATCGAACCGGAAATCGGCGCCATGGCGGCGGCGGCGTTCTGGCACGACAACCGGCTCAACGCCTACGCCGACCAGCGCGACGTGCTGAGCGTCAGCCGCGTGGTGAACCTGGGCAACGCCCGCAGCCGCGCCACCCCGAACGGGATGGCCGACCGCACGGCACGCACCAACCGCGCCCTGGCCGTGCTGGGCGCACGCTGATGCTCTACCGCGCCCTTGCCATCGTGGCTCTGATCGCCGGCACCGCCGGCCTTTTCAGCTGCCAGCAGGCGCGCGTGAGCCGCGCCACTGCAGCGCTGGACCGCGCCAACGTTGCCCTGGCCAGTGCCAACGCCGAAAAGAGGGATCTGGCCGGCAAGCTGGAGCTGGCACAGGGCACCACCCGCGTCGTGACCGAGTACGTGGACCGCGTACAGGTGGTGCGCGAGCGCGGCGACACCATCACCAAAGAGGTTCCCGTCTATGTCACTCCGACCGCTGATGCCGCTTGCGCTGTGCCTGCTGGCTTCGTGCACATCCACGACGCCGCTGCGGCAGGCATCGCCCCCACCGGAACTGCCGGCGATCCTGATGCGCCCGCTGCCGGCCTTACGCTCTCTGCCGTCGCCGAAACCACCGCAGCCAACTACGGCCAGTACCACGCCGCCGCCGAGCAAGTGACGGCGCTGCAGCAGCTGGCCATCCAGCTGCACACCGCCCTGGCCGAGTGCGCGCGGCGATGAAGAAGCCCCAACTGCTCCGCCAGCACCTGGTCGCGGCGGTGCCGGCACTGGCCATCGACCCTGAACGCCTACTGGTGTTCGTGGACGATGGCGGGCTGGTGGCCAGCTTCACCGCTGGCCTTTCCTTCCAGTACCGCTACACCCTCGAACTGATCCTGCGCGATTTCAGTGGAGCGCCGGAGGCGGTCATGGTGCCGCTGCTGCAGTGGCTTACCCGGCATCAACCTGAGCTACTGGCCAACCCCGAGAACCGCGACAAGCTCACCTTCGACGTGGACGTGCTCAACGACACCCTGGTCGACCTGGCCATACGGTTGCCGCTGACCGAGCGTGTGAGCGTCGCCCAAGATGCTACCGGCGCATTCCAGCTGCGGTATCTACCCGAGCCACCGACCGAATGGGAACACCGCCACTCGCTGGCCGGTGGCCCGTTGGTCGCTGAGGGCGAAGTCGTGGCAACGCTGCCGGCCATCATCGAATGAGCGAGGATCTGCAGCGCCTTGAGGCATGGGTGGCACCGCTGCTGCAGCGCCTGACTGCTGCTGAACGCGGCAAGCTGGCGCGCAAAGTCGGTACCGCCCTACGCCGCTCGCAGCAGAAGCGCATCGCCAGCCAGCAGAATCCTGACGGCACCCCGTTCGCTGTCAGGCGCCCCGCGCCACCCCGTCGTGCCAAGGCTGGCCGTATCAAGCGAGGCGCCATGTTCGGCAAGATCCGGCAGGCCAAACACCTGCGCATTCGCGCCAGCGGTGCTGAAGCTGCAGTTGGATTCAGTGGCCGTGTCTCACGCATCGCCCTGATCCACCAAGAGGGACGCCCGGACACCGTAGGGCGCAACCGCAAGCTGCACGTCTACGCGCGGCGCCAGCTGCTGGGCTTCACGGACGACGACGAACAGCTGGTGCGCGATCTGATCCTCGACCACCTGCAGGCCATGTAGCGTAAGCGGCCGCGCTACACGCCGCATTCCACGGCCTCGCGCGCGCGCGATGGGAATCTGGACCGGACCCATCAGCCGGTGCATCCGTGTCCTCATTTACCGCCATCGAAGTCGATAAGCTGCCGGCGCCGGACATCTTCGAGCAGCGCACGTTCGAAGCCATCTTGGCCGAACGTCTGGCAGAGTTCCGGCGCCTGTGCCCCGACTACACCGCCCTGGTCGAATCCGATCCGGTGATGAAACTGCTGCAGGCCAGCGCTTACCGCGAGCTGGTGCTGCGCGAGCAGTTCAACCAGCGCGCTCGCGGTCTGCTGCTGCCCTACTCCATGGGCGCCGATCTGGACAACCTCGCGGTGCCGTTCGGCGTGCAGCGCAAGCTGCTGACCCCGGCAGATCCGAAGACCAACAAGCCTGCCGCCTACGAGAACGACGCTGCGTTCCGGCGCCGCATCCAGCTGGCGCCGGAAAGCCTGTCGGTAGCGGGTCCCGAAGGCGCCTACATCTTCCACACGCTCTCGGCGCACCCAGACGTGCTCGACGCCAGCGTGGCCAGCCCATCGCCGGGCAAGGTAGTGGTCACGGTCCTGTCGCGGCAGGGCAACGGCACGCCGTCGGCCGACCTGTTGAAGATCGTCGAGGCCGCGTTGCTCAACGACAACGTGCGCCCGCTGACCGACTACGTGACCGTGGCCCCGGCCACCGTCAAGCCGTTCGAGATCCGCGCGCGGCTGGTCACCTTCAACGGGCCTGACAGCGCCCTGGTGCTGGCCGAGGCACGTCGCCGCGTGACCCTGTTCCTGCAGCAGACACAGCGCCTGGGCCGCGACGTGCCGCTGTCGGCGCTCTACTCGGCCCTGCACGTCGATGGCGTGCACCGCGTGCAGCTGATGGCGCCCACGGCGGATATGCCGGTGGATGCGCAATCGGCACCCTACTGCACCAGCGTGGTGATCGAACACGGCGGCACCGATGCCTGATGCCACCTCCCTGCTGCCACCCAACTCGACGGCGCTGGAACGGGCGGTGGAGCGCGCCGACGCCCAGCTGTCGGCCGTGCCCATGGTTCACGACACGCTCTGGAACCCGTGGAACTGTCCGGCCGAGTTCCTGCCGTTCCTCGCGTGGAGCGTGTCGGTCGATACCTGGGACAGCGATTGGCCCGAGCGCATCAAGCGCGCCCGCATCGCCAGTTCGTTCCAGATCCAGCGGCACAAGGGCACCGCCAAGAGCATCGCCGACCTGGTCGCCAGCTTCGGCGGTCAGGTCCAGATCCGCGAGTGGTGGCAGTCCACGCCACAGGGCCAGCCGCACACCTTCGACCTGTTTCTAACCATCAGCGGCGACGGCGGCCAGGACTCATCAGCCGAGTTCGTGCACCAGATCGTTGACGCCGTGAACCGCACCAAGCCCGTGCGATCGCACTTCACTTTCACCCAAGGCATTCAGGCCGACAGCCAAGTCGGAGACGTCGCAGGTGCCCGAGCGGCGGTCTACCGCCGCCTGACGATGACCGGAGATTGACCCCATGCGCATGAAGATCACCACCGCTGGCCGCGCAAAGCTGGTCAACGCCACCAACACCGGCACCAACACGGTGCTGATATCCCACATTGGCCTCACTGCCACTGGCTTCACCCCCACTGCGGCCATGACGCAGCTGCCGGGCGAGTTCAAGCGCATGACTACCTTCGGCGGCAAATCAGTCGCGGCCGACACCATTCACGTCACGCTGGAGGACAGCGGCGCGGAGAAGTACACCCTGCGTGGCTTCGGGCTGTACCTGTCCGACGGCACCCTGTTTGCGGTGTACGGCCAGGCCGACGCGATCATGGAGAAGGCCACCATCTCCACGCTGCTGCTCTCGGCAGACGTGGTGCTTGCCGATATCGACACTGCGCAGATCAAGTTCGGCAGCACTGAGTTTCTGAATCCGCCGGCCACCGAGACTGTCCCTGGTGTGGTCGAGCTGGCAGACAGCAACGAAACCATCGCCGGCACCGATGGCGTTCGCGCTGTCACCGCTCGCGGATTGAAGGCGACGCTGGATAACCGCTTTGGTGCCAATGCACCGACAGCGTTCGCCAAGACGCTGCTGTCCATCGCCACGGCCGCGGCTATTCGCGTCGCCCTTGAACTGAAGGGCGCTGCGCTGAAGGACATGGGTCATGGCAACGGGCTGAACGCCGATATGCTCGACGGCATGCACGCCACCGACTTCCCGCAGATCGGCAAGGTTCAGCCGATTGACACAATCGCTGGGAACTCCAATCAGGTTCGTTGGATCAAGCTCGGAACACTGCCATGGCGCGGACCGGCTGCGAGCATCCTCCTGCTGGAAATGACCAACGGTGCCATCGGCAGCCCGCGCTACGCGTGGGAGCAGATCGCTGTGTCTACGCGCACGTTCGACACAACCACCGTGCTCACGCAAGCGATTGTCGATGGCATGGTGCAGCACACTCGGATCGGCGCAGACTCTTCGCTTGATCGCCCGTGCCGCTTCGGTCTTGTACTGACCACCGATGCTGCGGGCAAAGCCACGGGCGTCGAGCTGTGGTTGCAGCAGCGCGAGTACAACCAAGGCCATGCTGTGCGCGTGGTCAATGCCACGGGCGCGACCTACCACGGGCCTGGCACCTACTCCACCACTGAACCGCAAGGCGTCATCTACGCCACTGTTCAGCCGCTTGCCTACATGGGCGACCTGCGGCGCCTGGTCGAAGCCACAGAGAATCGCTGGGGCCGTCGTCAGACCTTTGCACTGGGCATGTACCTGCCCAGCGATCAAACCATCGACCTCGGATTCGGCGGTGGCAGTATGCGTGGGACCGACACCGGCAGCGTGGTTCTGGCCGCCGGCACGGGGCCCACTGGCGATTCCGGTGGCTACGTCTATCTGCGGCCCAATGGTTCCTCCAATGCCAGCGGGCAGTTTGCGCTCTACAAGAACGGCAGGGCAGAGATGGCATCTGCACGCGTCGGTCTCGGCAACGGCAGCGCCGACGGCACCGTCCTGCTCGAACTGTTCTCCCATCGCCCCTGGCACTTCCGGCAGTTGGCCACGGATGGCGACACGGTGCTGGAACTATTCGACACAACCGGCGGCAAGCAGTTTCGCCTCACGAACACCAGCAACTCGCGCGTAATCTCGTTCAACCCCACCTCTGGGCTCGTTGAAGCACCGGAGTTCCGGGGCATGCTCAACGGCAACGCGGTCACCGCGAGCAAGCTGGCGACACCGCGCACCATCAACGGCACCGCGTTCGATGGCTCTGCCAACATCGTGACCACGTCCTGGGGCGCATATCGCAAGGTCACCATCGGCAACACCGCCAAGACGCTCAACGGTGGTGCTGACTTCTCCTGGTCGCTCGCTGAGATTGGTGCGGCTAGCTTGGCGCATCAGCACAGCATCGGAGAGGTGCAGGGCCTTACGCAGGCGTTGGACGCGAAGGGCAACTGGTTTGGCATCATGGATCGCAAGACCTACGATGAGCATCTGCCGCAACGGTCCTTCGCTGCCGCCTATCATTCCGGTGGCGCTGCACCGAGCGATGCGCCTGTGCCGAGTCAGCAGCACAACGTGCTCCACTTCGGTAGCGAATGGGGTCGTGCACAGATCGCCGCTCCCAATGGACAGAATCGTCTGTTCTTCCGAACGGGCACTAGTACCGCGTGGCTGGAAGCGTGGCACACCGGCAACTTCAGCCCGGCGACCAAGGCCAACCTCTCTGGCGCTGATTTCACCGGAGCCGTTACCGCCCCGTCCTTCAAGGCCACGTCCAATGGGTTCATCGGCGGCGCCAAGTACGCCGTGCTTGCACCCGATGCGCAGGATGGCGAGGTGCTGCTGCGCCCGAATGGCGGCGGCTCCGTAGTAGGCCAGCTGAGCGTGACCAAAGCCGGCATTCGCTGGGACGGCAGGGGCATTTGGCACTCGGGCAACTTCGAGCCAAGCACCAAGGCCAACCGCATCCCTGGCCAGGTCATCATGTTCGCAGGCAAGGCCGCCCCCAGCGGCACCCTGCTGTGCGACGGCGCGGCCGTGTCCCGCACCACCTATGCCGAACTTTTCGCCGCCATCGGCACGCTGTACGGCGCAGGTGATGGCAAGACCACGTTCAACCTCCCGGCGATGCTGGAAGGCACCGTGGTCACCCACACGCAGAAGCCGGAGACTGTCGGTACCGCCACCAGCGGCGAGGTGATCAGACACGGGCACGGTGCATCGTCGGCCAGTGCCGGCACCCACAGCCACGCCATCTCGGTGGCGGGCGGTGGCGCCCACTCGCACAGCGCCAGCGCTGCGGCTGCAGGCGAGCATGCCCACGGCGCATGGACCGACCAGCAGGGCCACCACGGGCACACCGGCGGCACCTCGGCATCTGGCGACCACCAGCACATCAGTCCGTTTGGCGACCAGATGCCCTATCCGTGGGGGCAGTACGGCAACTTGGATCAGACGGGCACGCGTGCCAGCGGTGTCGATCACGACAATAGCTGGCCTCTCACGAGTCCGGGCGGCAATCATGCCCACTCATTCACCACCGATGGCGCTGGCGCTCACGGCCATAACATCGGCATGAACAACGCCGGGAACCACACCCACACCATTTCCGTCGCGCAGGTGGGCGATCACGGCCATACCTCGACTGCTGCTGACGCGGGCGCACACACCCACGCGGTGACGGTGAACAACACCGGCGGCGACCGCAACCTGCCGGCCGGTCTGCGAATGATCTACTGCATCACCTACTGAGGAACGGAGCATGTCCACCGAAACCCGCTTTGCCCACGCCTTCGATCCCGCCAATCGCGCCTACATGGGACCCGTGCGCCTGCAGCCGTCGCCCGACGGTGTTTGGCACTTGCCCGATGGCACGGTAGACGTGGCACCCGCACAGACCGTTGGCCAGTGCCAGGCGCTGCGCCTGGCCGATGACGAGAGCCGCTGGGAGCTGGTCGCCGACTTCCGCAACCGCATGCTGTGGGATACGGGCACTGCGATGCCCGTTCCCAACCGCCTGACCCTCGGCGAACCTCTCCCGAAGGGCGTTACGCTGGCCGAGCCGATCCGACTCGACGGCACCACGCCGCACTGCAACGCATGGGACGCCGTTCGAGGCGAGTGGACGCTGCAGCCCGATTACAGCGGCCGTGCGACCTGGAACAAGGCCGATGGCGGATTCGCGCCGCCCCTGCAGCGTGGCCAGCCGCTGCCCGACACCGTGACCGATCACGCCCCGCCCATGGAGCGCAGCGGACCGATCACCTATGACGACGGCGCGGGCGCTTGGGTGGAGGCTGCAAGCAGCAATCCCACGGCAGCACAGCCAAGCTGATGCCGACCCATCACACGGCGGTGCGATCCGTTCGCCCGCCGTTGTAACGGTCCCATCTACCGCCCGCGCTCCGTGCGCGCGCGAGGGACCGCCGGGAACATGGGGGCATGGATAGCGCCCTGCCCCAACAGATCAACAACCTGCTGCGCGACGGTGTGGTGACTGAGGTCGATCACGCCCGGCACCTATGCCGCGTGCAAACGGGCGAAGCACACACCGACTTCCTGCCATGGTTCAGCGCCGCCGCCGGCGAACTGCGCACCTGGGCACCGCCGAGCAGCGGCGAGCAGGTGGCGCTGCTGTGCTGTGACGGCGATCTGGCCAACGCCATCGTGCTGCGCGGCCTGTACTGCGAGCAGTACCCGGCGCCGTCGACCAGTCCCAACCTGACCCTGATCCAGTTCAAGGATGGCGCCGTGGTCAGCTACGACCACGACGCGCACGCCCTGTCGGCCGTTCTGCCCGTCGGCGGAACCCTGGCCATTACCGCCGAAGGCGGAACCACCATCACCGGCCCGGTGACTATCAAGGGCCTGACCACCATTGAGGGCAAGGTGGTGATCGCTGGCGAAGTCGAGGTTTCCGACGACGTGGTCGCCGCCGGCATCAGCCTGACCAAGCACAAGCACCCCGGCGTGCAGCCGGGCGGTGGCACCACCGGGGCGCCGGCATGATTGGCATGGACGCCCGCAGCGGCGCATTCAGCGATGACCTGGCACACCTGCGCCAGTCCATCGCCGACGTTCTGACGACCCCCATCGGTTCGCGCGTGCAACGCCGCGACTACGGCTCACTGCTGCCCGAGCTGATCGACCAGCCGTTCAACGACGAAACCCGCCTGCGGCTGTTCGGCGCCACCGCCACCGCGCTGATGCGTTGGGAGCCACGCATCAGCCTGACCCGTATCGACCTGGCTCACGGCGACGTGGCCGGCTCGTTCGTCCTCGACCTGCAGGGCCAGCTGGCCACGCCGAGCGGCGCATCGCGCAACACCCGCCTTTCCGTACCACTCCGCTTCCACACCCCCTAACCGAAGGAGAAGCCCATGGCCGCCAACGGCTACCATCACGGCGTTCGCGTCATTGAAATCAACGGCGGCACGCGCCCGATCCGCACCGTCTCCACCGCCGTGATCGGCGTTGTCTGCACCGGCGAGGATGCGGACAAGGACGCCTTCCCGCTGGACCGCCCGGTTCTGATCACCGACGTGCTGAGCGCTGTCGGCAAGGCAGGCAAGACCGGCACCCTGCGCGGCACACTGCAGGGCATCGCCGACCAGGGCAACCCGATTGTGGTTGTCGTGCGTGTGGCCAGCGCCGGCAATGACACCGACACCACGGCCAAGGTCATCGGTGCTGCCGAAGGTGGCCGTTACACCGGCCTACATGCGCTGCTGGTGGCACAGGCCCAGCTGGGCGTGCGTCCGCGCATCCTGGGCGCGCCGGGGCTGGACACCCAGCCGGTTACCGCAGCGCTGGCCATCGTCGCCAAGAAGCTGCGCGGCATGGTCTACGCCAGCTGCGCCGCAAGCGCCAGCGTGTCCGAAGCCATCGCCTACCGCGATCAGTTCGCCGACCGCGAAGTGATGCTGATCTATCCCGATTTCATGGCCTTCAACACCGCCACCGCATCCACCGGCATGGCCTACGCCGTCGCCCGTGCGCTGGGCGTGCGCGCCATGACTGACCAGCAGCAGGGTTGGCACAAGTCCATCTCCAACGTGCCGGTGGCGGGCGTGACCGGTATCAGCCGCGACGTGCATTGGGATCTGCAGGACCCCAACACCGACGCCGGCCTGCTCAATGCGGGCGATGTGACCACCCTCATCAACTCCAACGGCTACAAGTTCTGGGGTTCGCGCACCTGCAGCGACGACCCGTTGTTCCAGTTCGAGACCGCCACCCGCACCGCGCAGATCCTGGCCGACACCATCGCCGAGGCCATGCAGGTCTACATCGACAAACCGCTGCACCCCTCGCTGATCCGCGATCTACTGGAGAGCATCAACGCCAAGTTCCGCGAGCTGGTCTATGCCGGCTACCTGATCGGCGCCAACGCCTGGTACGACGAAGGCGCCAACGCCTCGCAGTCGCTGGCCAGCGGCCAGCTGGTGATCGACTTCGACTACACCCCGGTGCCGCCGCTGGAAAACCTGCAGCTGAACCAGCGCATCACCGACCGCTACTTCGCCGACTTCCCGGCCCGCATCAGCGGCTAAGGCCGCATAAGGAACCAATCCCATGGCTCTGCCCAGCAAGCTGAAAAACCTCAACCTGTTCAACGACGGCCTGAGCTACATCGGCCTTGTCACCGAGTTCAAGCTGCCCACGCTCACCCGCAAGATGGAGGAATACCGCGCCGGTGGCATGGTCGGCCCCGTCGATATCGACTTGGGCCAGGAGAAGATCGAGGCCGAATGGAAGTGTGGCGGGCTGATGCTCGACGTGCTGCGCCAGTACGGCGCCGTCTCGCACAACGCGGTGCAGCTGCGCTTTGCCGGCGGCTACCAGCGCGAAGACACCGGCGAGGTGGATGCGGTCGAGATCGTCATCCGCGGCCGTCACTCCGAAATCGACGCCGGTACCGGCAAGGTGGGCGACGACACTGAGTTCAGCGTCAAGACCTCGGCCAGCTACTACAAGCTGACCGTCAACGGCCGCACCGAAATCGAGATCGACATGGTGGGCATGATCTTTATCGTCAACGGTGTTGACCTGCAGTCCGGCCTGCGCCGCGCCATCGGCGCCTGATCCCTTTCCCCCTTGCCCGGCCGCTTCGACGGCCGGGCCAACCCTGTGAGAGACGCACCATGAACACTGAATCCACCATCGCCATCACCGACGAAGCCACCGACCCGAATGTGATCGTGCTGGAAACCCCCATCCAGCGCGGCGAGCAGGTGATTCGCTCAATTCGACTGCGCAAGCCGAATGCCGGTGAACTGCGCGGCCTGAAGCTGCATGAACTGGCGCAGATGGACGTTACCGCGCTGGTGACGCTGCTGCCGCGCATCAGCCAGCCGCTGCTGACACAGCACGATGCGTCCCGGCTGGAGCCGGCCGACCTGGTCGAAATCGCTCGCGTCATCGGTGGTTTTTTCGAGCCGAAGGCGTCGAAGGAATCCCCGACTGCGTAGAGGATCTGATGGCCGATATCGCGGTGATTTTCTCCTTCACCCTCACCGAGCTGTCGGCCCTCTCCCTCTATGAACTGATCCAGTGGCGCCAGCGCGCCCATGAACGAAGTGGAGCCCAGCAGTGATACAGTCCGCCTATGGACACCCTTATCGCCATCGTCTTTGCGCTGTTCCTGCTGGCCACGGTTGGCGGGCTGCTGGTGTGGGCATTCAGCGCTGCGTGCCGCTTCCTGGCCGCGCTGGTAGCCGATCCCACGGACACCACGACGCCGTAACACGCGCATCGGTTGTCGTCGCATGAGCGGCGGCAACCTTCGCCTGCAGGTGGTGCTGGAAGCGCTCGACCGCGCCAGCGCCCCCTTCAAGAAGGTCATGGCCGGCAGCAAGGGCCTGTCCACCGCCCTGCAGGAACAACAGACCAACCTTCGCCGCCTCAATGCCGCACAGCGCGACGTTGCGGCCTACCGCCAGCAGCAGCAGGCGGTGCGCGCCACCGAACAGAGCCACCTGGCCGCGCAGCTGCGCGTTGCCGCTCTGGCCCGCCAGATCAAAGAGGCGGGCACCCCCACCCGCAAGCTGAGCCGCGAGTTTGCACAGGCCAAGGCTTCAGCTGCACAACTCAAGGGCCAGCACCAGCAGCAGTCGGTGGAGCTGCAGCGCCTGCGTGGCAGTCTGGACCGCGCTGGCATCAGCACGCGGCAGCTGGGAACGCATGAGCGCAAGCTGCGCGGCGACATTGCCGCTGCCTCAGCGCAGATGGAGGCCCAGCGCACGCGCCTGGCCGCGCTCGATGCGGCCCAGGCCCGTAGTCGCAAGATCCACAGCGCTGGCATGAACGCGGCTGCACACGGCACCGGCGTGGCACTGGCTGCGTTCGGCGCGCTGCGTGCGGAGACGCTACCCATCGCGCAGGCCATGAGTTTCGAGTCGGCCATGGCCGACGTGAAAAAGGTGGTGGACTTCGACACGCCGGACGGCTTCGAGAAGATGGGTACGGACATCGAAGAGCTATCGCGGCACCTCCCGATGCTGCCTGTCGAGATTTCCAAGATCGTCGCCGCCGCTGGCCAGGCCGGCATTGCCAGCAACGAGCTGGTGCGGTTCGGCGAAGACGCGGCCAAGATGGGTGTGGCCTTCGACACCACCGCCGAAGACGCCGGCCAGACGATGGCCACATGGCGTACCGCATTCCGCATGGGTCAGGACGACGTGGTCGTGCTGGCCGACAAGATCAACTACCTGGGCAACACCGGCCCGGCCAGCGTCCAGAAGATCAGCGAGGTGGTGAACCGCATCGGCGCGCTGGGCGAGGTGGCCGGCCTCGGCAGCGGCCCGCTGGCGGCGCTGGGCGCCACCGTCGCCGGTATGGGCATCGAATCGGAAGTATCGGCCACCGGCATCAAGAACATGCTGCTCACGCTGTCCTCGGGCGATGCGGCCACGAAGCGTCAGGTAGAGTCGTTCAAGAAGCTGGGCCTCAGCACCAGTGACCTGGCGCAGGCCATGCAGAAGGATGCCGGCGGCGCCATCCTCGACGTGCTGGAAAAGCTCAAGAAGCTGCCCAAGGCCGAGCAGGCGGCGACGATGACGCAGCTGTTTGGCCGCGAGTCGATTGGTGCGATCGCACCGCTGCTGACCAACCTCGATCTGTTGAAAGAGAACTTCGGCAAGGTCGCCGACGAACAGAAGTACGGCGGTTCGATGAACGCCGAATATGCCGCGCGTGTGGGCACGGCTGAGAACGGGTTGGTGCTGCTCAAGAACAGCGCCACTGTGCTTTCCCAGCGCCTGGGCAAGACCCTGCTGCCCACGGTCAAGGAACTGGCCGCGCGTGTGGCCAAGGTCGCCGACCGCATGGCCGATTGGACATCGAAGAACCCGCAGCTGGTGGCCACCATCGCCAAGCTGGCCATCGGCGGTACCGCCCTGGCCACCGCGCTGGGCGGGCTGCTGGTGGCCGGTGGCGTGGGTGCCATGGCGCTGACGCAGATCCACAAGGGCGTGATGCTGCTCAGTGGCGGCGGTGGCATCGGCCGACTGGTTGGCCAGGTGCTGTCGCTGGGTGGCCGGGCCTTCCCCATGCTGCTCAATGTCGGCCGCATGCTGCTGCCGATGCTCGGCGGTATCAGCCTGCCGGTGCTGGCCATTGGCGCTGCCGTGGCCGTGGTCGCCGCGCTGGTGTGGAAATACTGGGAGCCGATCAAGGCGTTCATGATCGGCGTGTGGCAGGGCGTGGTGGACGTGGTCAATCCGATCATGGCCGAGCTGATGACCGCGCTGGAGCCGCTGGGGCCGGTGTGGGCGCAGGTGTCCGATGCCATGGGCAAAGCCTGGGCATGGGTACAGAAGCTGTTCACCCCCTTCAAGGCCACCAGCGAGCAGCTGCAGGGCGCCACCACGGCCGGCCGTGGCTTCGGCCAGGTGCTGGGCCAGGTGCTGACCGTCAACCTGCGGATGGCCGTCGTCGCCGTCGGCTGGCTGGTGAAGGCGTTCACCTTCATGCTGCCGATCATCCAGAACGCGGTCGGCGGTGCGTGGACGTACCTGCAAGGCGCGTGGCAGCTGATCGTCGGCCTGTTCACCCTCAACGGGGACAAAATCCGGTCGGGCCTGACCGCCATGTGGGACGGCGCCAATCAGATCCTGCTCGGCTGGCCAGCGAGGATGATGCAGGCCGGCATCGACATGGTGCAGGGCTTGGTCAACGGCATCACGTCCAGTGGCAGCGCAGCGATGGATGCGGTGGCCAACATCGCCTCGGGCGTGATGGATCGCTTCAAGGGCCTGCTGGGCATCCACAGCCCCTCGCGTGTGTTCGCGCAGTTCGGCGACTTCACCATGCAGGGCCTGGCCGGCGGCATCGACCGAAGCCAGGGCGAACCGCTGCAGCAGGTGACCAGCGTTGGTGACCGCATCACGCAGGCCGGTGCCGGCATGGGCGAACGCATGCAGCAGGCGGGTGTGGGCAGCACTTCCGAATCAGCCAGCCGCCTTGATGAACTGCGCCAGCGACGCATTGCCCGGAACGGTTCGGACGCTGACACCGTACGCGCCACCGCCAGCCGTGACCGTCTGCGGGCTGCAACGGTTGGCGGCGAGCGCGTGACGCAGATCAGCGCCGGCATGACCCAGCGCATGCAGGGGGCTGCGCCCGACAATGCCGACCCCACCCGACGCACGCAGGGCGCTGCGGCCGAGAACGCTGGCCCCACCCGACTGGACCAACTGCGCGAGCAGCGCATTGCGCGCCTGGGCAACAGCACTGACACCGCACGCGCCACCGCCAGCCGCGACAGACTGCGCCAGGCATCGGCCGGATTCGCGCTGGGCGCCGCTGCGCTGCCCGTGATGGCCGCAGCTGCCCCGCTGGTTGCCCCGGCAGCTGCGCAGCCCGCAGCGGGCAACACTGGCGCTTCCAGCTACACCATCAACATCCAACCGCCGTCCGGCGCCGACTCCCGCGAAATCGCGGATCTGGTGCGGCAGGCCATTGAACAGATCGAGCGCGACAAGGCCACCCGACGTGGTGCCCGGCTCAGCGACTAAAGGACCACCGCCATGATGATGACCTGGGGCACATTCGTGTTTTCCCTTTCCACCGCCGCTTACGGCGAACTGCAGCGCCAGATGACCTGGCGCCACGCCAGCAGCGACCGCGTGGGCGCCCGCGCCGCCCGGCAGTATGTCGGGCCGGGCGATGACACCATCAGCCTGCAGGGCACCATCGCCGGCGAGCTGGTCACCGACCTGCAGGTTCTGGACAAGCTGCGCGAGCTGGCCGACCAGGGCAAGCCGCAGGCGCTGGTGGAGGGCACGGGCCGCGTCTATGGCGCCTACCTGCTGACCAGCCTCAGCGAGACGCGACGCGAGCTGTTCAGCGACGGCACGCCGCGCCTGATCGACTTCCAGATGCAGCTGGAACGTGACGACGACGGCGCAAGCGAGGCCATCGCATGAGGGCCAGCCCGTACCCGATCCCCGCGTGGCGGGTTGTCCTCGACGGCGTGGATCTGACCGAACGGCTGGCTCCGCGTCTGCTGGATCTGTCGCTGACCGAAAGCCGTGGCGACGAAGCCGACCAGGTCGATCTGCGCGTGCACGACCATGACGGCAGGCTGGCCCTGCCGCGCCGGGGCGTCACCCTGCAGGTGGCCATCGGCTATGAGGGTAGCGGCCTGTTCGACAAAGGCACCTTCAAGGTCGATGACGTAGAACACAGCGGCTCGCCCGACATCATCACGATTCGCGCGCGTTCGGCGGATCTGACCGGCGCGGTTCGCCGCCGGCGCGAGCGCAGCTGGCACGACACCACCCTGGGCGACATTCTCGGCGCCATTGCCGGCGAGCATTCGCTACGCGCATCCGTGGCCGCGGATCTGGCGGGCGTTGCCATTGCCCACCTCGATCAAGCCAACGAGAGCGATATCAACCTGCTCACGCGCCTGGGCAAACGCTTCGACGCCGTGGCCACGGTGAAGGCCGGTGCATTGATCTTCGCGCCCATCGGCGCAGGCACCACGGCCAGCGGCCAGCCGCTGCCTGGCGTGCAGATCACACGGGCATCGGGTGACCAGCACCGCTACAGCGTCGCCGACCGCGAGAAATTTACCGGCGTTCGTGCCTACTGGGGTGACCGCAAGGCAGCGCGCCGCACGGGCGTGCTGGTGGGCACGTCCGACAACGAGAAGAAACTGCAGGCGACGTATGCCACCGCAGACGAAGCCCGGCAGCACGCCGAGGCCGAGTTCAAGCGTCTGGACCGTGGCACCGCGCAGCTGAGCTACCGGCTCGCCGTTGGACGCGCCGATATCTACCCGGAGCAGACGGTTAACGTCAGTGGCTTCAAACCGGAAATTGATGGCACCGACTGGCTGGTGGCCAAGGCCACACACACCATCGACGCCAGCGGCGGTTTCGTTACCGCCTTAGAGCTTGAACGCGGCGGCGAAGCCAGCGCAGAACCATCGGCTTGAGGTAGCGCGTGGCAGCACCTGCGATCAGGAACAACGCAGCGTGTGGGAGTGTCGAACCGCACGCAGCTTCAATGCTCGGGGTTGGGTAGGTTGCCTGCCAGATCGCCAGCGCGATCAACGCAGTGGACAAAGGGCGCCCCGTTTCCGTGGGCGCCCTTTCTGTTTCGGTCTGTGCGAAGCGGTGATGCTCCGCGTGTGGGCACTGCATCTGCACGTCACCCGTAAACACCTGGCCAATTACGGCCCCTTCGAACACGGTCTGACCCTTGCAAACGCACGTCGCCGCACCACGCTCCACACCTTCACCGCAACTCATAATCCATCACACCGTATAGCGCGCCACACCGGCGCCTCTTGCGATGTGAGTTAGCGGCCTGAATAGAGCGCGGCGTGAGCGTTATCGGCTGGGCTTCTTTGTTGCTTTAGGCGCCTTGACGACGATCTTTTGCCCACGCAGATCCACATCGCCGCTGATCTGCTGGCCGATGCTGCTGTTTTCAAAGGAAGTACGGGGCGCCGCCGTTGTCGCCGCCGGCGTAACGCCGCGAAGCGCAGCCATTACAGCCGCGCGTGCCGAAGCCGACGCTGAGCGCCAGGCATCGAGTAGATCCGCGTCGGGTTCGGCCAACCGCTCGCGGTTGCCGGTCAGCACATACACGATATCCGCGCCGAGTTCATAGGCGGCGGTCAGGTAGGCCGCGCTCGCTCCAACGCTGTCCACCTCGTAGAAGATCTGTGTGCGCTTGGTGACACCGCACGCCACCCCCATGGCCTCCTGGGTAAGGCCCAGTCGCTTCCTTTCTTCTTTCAGCCTCAGACCCACACTCACGCTCAAACCTCCTTGACAGGTGAAACATCTTTCACTGAACATAGTGAAAGATATTTCACTGCTCGCTTAACACGGGGAAACGGGATGACCGCCACACGACGCACAACTCTGCCGAAACTGCGCACGCCGGAAGAAGCTCGCCAGCACCTGCGCGACATGGGCATCACCGTCGTTGCTTTCGCTCGGCAGAACAACCTTGACCGTCACTCGGTCAACGATGCGCTGCGTGGCGTTGGCAAAGGCAACTTCGGCAAATCGCACGACGCGGCTGTCGCGCTTGGCATCAAACGCGACCCCAATTCTTGCACAGTTCCCGCCACTTCCCTTCAGTCCCCCGCAGCCCGTGGCAAGAGCGGTAAAGCTTCGCCAAAGACCACCGCAGCCAAGAAGGCGCCCAAGGCTCGGAGCAAGGCATGAGTGCCGCCGTTGGACAGCGCGCCGTGTTCCGCTGCCCTGCCTGCAATGCCCGGCTGGTAAAGCGCACCAGCGCGTTGCAACACCCGTTCCTGCGCACTGAGGCATATGTCTGCCCGAACCCCATGTGTGGGGCTACCTACACCGGCAGTTCGGAACTGACCAACCTCGCCAGCCCCAGCGGCCTCCCTAGCGCTCCAGCCTGCGAGCTGCCGCCGACACCCTACTACCAGCGGACGATGCTGCAGACGCGCTGGAAGCAGGATCAGGGCGAACTGCAAATCGACTGGATCGACGCTATTGAAGCGCTTCCACCTGACGGCGGCGACTTGCCCGCCGTCTGATTCACCTTTCCCCTTCCACAACGAACTGACCTGGCGGCTGCGGCCGCCGGCTAGGGAGTGCTGTGCATGATGCGACACAAAACCCAGCGTGACGGATGGTCTACCGCCACCCAGCCGAACTTTGTCACCAGCCCGAGTGGCGTTGAATACGTTCCGTACACCGAAAAGGCCCGCAAGGCGGCCGAGCTGCGCGCCCAGGTCGAAGCCCACATCGCCGCCGGTGGCGACTACCAGCAGCTGCCCTCTGTCGCCATTGCACAGGTGTCCGTATGAACCTGTTCGCTGCTGAATCCCATTCCCACACTTTCCGTCATTTCCCCTTGACTTCGCCGGGCAGGGAGAGCATTGTCTGCCGCAAGGAGACTCAAAACTCCGACTCAACAGCGGCAACCGCGCCCGAAAGCAACGCGGTTTTTTTGCGCCTGCAATTCGAGCGCACCGACGATTTCCTGCGTCGGGAGGGCGGCAGCCATATAACACCCGCAAGGGGAAAACTGCCCGCCGGACTGTTGACCGGTTTTGAGCCTCCCGACACCCTCGGTGCGACGACTCAAGACGTCTCGCCGAGGTTTCAAATCTCGTCAACAGGAGACGTCTCCATGCCCTCTGGCGCCCCTTCCACGCCCGGCAATCCTTCCGCGCGTCAAATCTCGTTCGCCTTCGGCCTGATCGCCGACACCCTCGAATGGCCCAACGATGCCTACCAGGCGTTCATTGCGCGCCTGATCGCCGTCGGCGTGTGCCCGCTCGCCATCACCCTGGGCGACATTCTCACCGCCTACACCGCCACCCGTGACGCCCATAGCGGCGCTCCCAGCACCGACGACAAGGCGGTGCACTGATGGCGGGTGCCTCCAATGTAGTGATCCCCGAAGCCGCCATGCGTCCGGTGATCGTGCTGGAAACTCAGGTGCCGGGCTTCGGCCTGCGCGCGTCCTTCGACCAACGCGGCGTGCTGTATCTGGCATTGATACACGTCGAATCGGACGCGGCCGCTACCGTCTCCGCGCACAAGTCCAAGGATGTGCAGCGCGCCGCCACCGAAGGCATCCAGACAGGGACCGTGGTCTACCTGCTCGCCAAGGGCGAGACAGACCGCTTCTTCCAGTGGCTGCGTAGCGGCAACGACTATCCGGGCGGGGTGAACTGATGGGCAGCCAGAACGGTCATCTGCCGCCGCACCGCAGCCCGCCGCCAGCCAATGCCGACCCACACGGGCACCTCATCAGCGCCGACGACGTGACGCGCCTCTGGCGCATTTCCTACGCAGTGGAGCTGATCGCCGTCCTGCCTGCGGAGGCGGCAAAGGTGCTGGGTATCACGGCTGACCACACCTCGGCCGTGGCCGAGTACATCACCGATGACCTGCGCGGAATTCTCGCCCGTTCCAAGCCTGCGGACGAATAGCCCCACACCACCCATGGCGGCGCACCACCGGCGCCATGGGTAAACAGGAGAGAACCATGCACATCCCTTTACATGCCGGCAGCACCCCTTAATTCGACCAAACCCCATTCCCGGCGGCGCACCACCGCCGTCGGCGAATGCCAGGAGAGAACCATGCACCACCACCACGCCGCTACTGCGGCTCGCCAAGGCTGAAACGGCATGCAGGAAGAAATTCGCCAGCAGGTCCTGTCGCGCATCGAGCGGGACTATGGCCTCAAGCATCGCAACGGCACGCCCTACATGCGCGGCGGCAAGTGCCCGCACTGCGGCAAGAAGGAGCTTTACACCAGCTTCCAGACACCGTGGGTGCTGCGCTGCGGCCGGCAGGCCAAGTGCGGGCAGGAAGTGCGTGTGCGCGACCTGTACGACGACCTGTTCGATGACTACTCCAAGACCAACCCGCAGACGGAGCAGGCGCCCAATGCCGCCGCCGACGCATACCTGGCCACCGGCCGCGGCTTCAACGTCAAGGCGCTGAGAGACCTGTATACGCAGGAAAGCTACTACGACCGGGCCAAGCGCGAAGGCACCGCCACTGTCCGATTCCCCCTGGTCAAAGGCGGCTGGTGGGAACGGCTGATCGACCGCCCGCACCGCTTCGGCAAGATGAAAGCCCGCTTTGCCCCCGGCGAAAGCTACGCCGGTGTGTGGTGGGGCGCCGGCGCGAAGGACCAACTTCGTACCGCGCGCCAGGTGTGGATTGTGGAAGGCATCTTCGACGCCATCGCGCTGCTGCAGCGCGGTGTCTGTGCCGTCGCGGCCATGTCCAGCAATGCCTACCCCGAGCTTTCGCTCAAGGAACTGCGCGACGCCCGGCCCAACGACCTCCCCACGCTGGTGTGGGGCTTGGACAACGAGCCGAGCGCCCGCGCCTACACCGTCAAGCACGTGCGCCGGGCCGAGAAGCTGGGCTTCACCTGCAAAGCGGCGCAGATCGAACAGCCGGGCGACAAGAAGACCGATTGGAATGACCTGCATCTGCGCGCCCAAGCTGCGGAGGACGGCGATGCTGTCTGGCAGGAGGACGTGGACCTGGCTCTGCACAACGGCGCGCTGCTGCTGGCCAAGACTGCCATGGACAAGGGCCTGATCATCTACGGGCGCGAGCAGCGCACGCAGTTTCACCTGGACCACCGCAACCGGCTCTACTGGTTTGAGTTCGACCCGGTGCGGTTCGACAAGCTGTGCCGCGAGCAGGCCACCCGCAAGGAAGATATCGAGGAAGACCTGGACGAAGAGACGGTGGAGAAGATCCGCCGAGGTTGCTGCAACGTGCGCGAGATCGCCAACTGCTACCCCAAGGCTCTGTACTACCAGCGCAACGAAGTCACCGACGATGCCTGGTACTACTTCCGCGTGGAGTTCCCTCACGACGGCGCAGCAGCCACCGGCACTTTCACATCGTCGCAAGCGCTCAACGCGCCATCTTTCCGCGACCGCCTGGGCCACATTGCGCGCGGCGCCATCTTCGACGGCACTGCCAGCCAGCTGCTGCAGATCATGAAGATCCAGCTGGACAACATCAAAGAGGTCCACACGGTCGATTTCGTGGGCTACACCCCCGATCACCAGGCGTACATCTTTGGCGACCTGGCCGTGCGTCACGGTGAGATTGCCCAAGCCAACGCCGAGGACTACTTCGACTTCAAGAAGCTGCGCATCAAGACCACCCAGCGCTCCATCCGCATGGACATCCAGCGCGACCACGACAGCTATCGCACCGAGTGGTTGCAGTGGTTGTGGACCTGCTTTGGCACCAACGGCATGGTCGCCTTGGTGTTCTGGTTCGGCTCGCTGTTCGCCAACCAGATCCGCAGCACGCACAAGTCCTTCCCGTTCTTGGAGGCCACCGGTGAAGCCGGTGCCGGCAAGACCACGCTGCTGACCTTCCTGTGGAAGCTGCTGGCGCGCAGCGATTACGAGGGCTTCGACCCGGCCAAGTCGTCCAAGGCCGGCCGCGCCCGCGCCATGGGCCAGACCTCGGGCATGCCGGTGGTGCTGCTGGAAGCCGACCGTGATGCGCCGGATAAGGCGCACTCCAAATCGTTTGAGTGGGATGAACTGAAGGACTACTACGGCGGCGGGACGCTGGCCACCCGAGGTGTGCGCAACGGCGGCAACGAAACCTATGAGCCGCCTTTCCGGGGAACCATCGTCATCAGCCAGAACGCGGCAGTCGATGCCAGCGAGGCGATCATGACCCGTATCGTCAAGCTGCATTTCCGCAAACCGCATGCCACCACCGAGAGCCGCCAAGCGGCCGATAACCTCAATGCTCTGCAGGTCGAGGATCTGAGCTATTTCCTCATTAAAGCCGTGCGCGCTGAGGAGAAGGTGCTGGAGAAGTTCGGGGAGCGCGTGCGCTTCTACGAAGCAAAGCTGCGCGAGAACAAGGAACTGCGCATGGAGCGCCTCATCAAGAACCACTCGCAGATGCTGGCGCTGCTCGATGGCCTGCGCCTGGTGGTCGACATTCCCACTGTGATGGTCGAAGAAACCCGCCTGAAGCTGGTGGCGATGGCCTTGGAACGTCAGTCGGCGATCAGCGCTGACCATCCCCTTGTCAACGAGTTCTGGGAAACCTACGAGTACCTGGAAAGCGTCGGCAACGGAGAGCGGCCGGTGGTCAACCACTCGCGCGACTCGCAGCGCATCGCTATCAACCTAAACGACTTCCTGGCCAAGGCCGCGCACCACAGCCAGCCCGTGCCGGACCTCAAGTTGCTGCGCACGTACTTGCGTGACTCGCGGCGCCACAAGCTGCTCGACCCCAATCTGACCGTCAACAGCAGCATCAGAACCAACATGAGCGGAGCCGGCGTAGCCGTTCGCTGTTGGGTGTTCCAGAAGTAAGAGCAAAAGCGGCCCGGCGGGCAGAGCACCACCTCTGACCCCAAGGCCATCCACCAACGAAGTTCAGGAGAGAACCATGCACGACATGATCGGCAGTACCGACCACACCAGGGCAAATACGGAGGCTTCCAGCACCGGACCTGGGGCGAAGGCTAGCACGGCCGGGGGAAAGTGTGGATTTGCTGCCACGCCCGCCCCGGGCTGCAGCGCAACCCTGACGATGCACATCACCCATAACAAGGTGATCGTCACCGCACAGTTGGATATGGGGGGCAACAAGACCGCCCAGCAGGTGCTTGAGCGCCGCCGGGGCAACGCGGCCGGCTGGGTGCAGACCAGTGGCAGCGAGGACTTCGCCATCGAGGCAGAGTGGATCTCCGCCGAGCTAGCCGAGCTGGCCAACCGCCTGCCCTTCCCGTTTGAGGTGGCCAACATGCTGCCAAGCGCTAAGGCTAGCCACAGCGCCGTGGCCGCTGCCGCGCAGGAGGTGGCCCATGGCTGAGTACCGCAAGCATCAGACCCTCCTTGGCCCGCAGGAAACCACCGCACCTCTGTCCAAAGTCCTCTACGGCCCCCAGGGCAGCGGCAAGACGCTGCACGGCCAGGTAATTGCCGCCAACCTGGGCCTGCGCCATGTCCGCGACCTAGACGATGTCCAGCTCACAGGCGACCGCCTACAGCGCCACGGCTACCTGTACCTGGCCAACTGCCGGGACTACGGCCAACGGGCGGCGCAGCTGCTCGGGAGCCGACTGCTGCACATCGACCAAGTGCTGGCCGCGATCGGCATTCGCCGCCAGGGGGTGGCTAATGCTTGAGCTGATCCTTCTCTGCGTCGCCCCCGCATCCGCCGGCGCTGTCCTGCACAGGCTGTGGATCACCCGGCCCGCTCGCCGGCGTCACAGCGGAATGGCCGTGGGCCAGATCCCGCAGGCGCTGCGCCGCCGCGCCCCAATGGCCGTTCGCCGCACCGGGGGTGCCGCATGAGTGCCTGCGATTGCATGGACAAGGTCGACCAGCGCCTGGCTGAGGCTGGCGCCAACACACGATTGTCACGTTCCTTCTTCCTGGGCGACGCCGTCAGTTCCACGGTGACCATCGCAACCAAGTCCGTCGAGAAGAAGCGCGGTCATTCGCCCTGGGCGGTAAAGCCGACGTTCTGCCCGTTCTGCGGCGTGAAGTTGTCCAAGGATATCGACCAGCAAGCCGAAGGACAGAAGGCATGAACCTTGATCGCGTTATTCAGGTGTCGCTGTACGCACGCCGTCGTGGCGACACCGGTGCCCTATCCACCGGTGAATCGCTGACCGCCGCCCTGGTGCTGAACCGTCACGATTGGCTGAGCGAGATGGGCTACACCATGGCGCAGGCACTGGACCGGATCGACTCTGACTCCATCGAGCATCTGGCCGATGCTGCTCGCTGCGTTGCGGAGGACATTGACCATGGTTGATATCGACACCGCCCGCCGGTTCCTCGCCGCCGAGTTCGAGAGCGCTGGCATGCCTCACACCGCTGGCAGCATCCTGGCCGGCATCAGTCCCTTCGGTAAAGGCGCGTACATCGCTGCAGTAGCCGCCGCGCTCTCCGCCCAACCCTTCCCGGGTGGTCAGCATAGTGCCTGGATGCTTCCCGACGATGCCCGCATCGTTGGCGTCATCGCGGAAAGCATCGAGCGGGGCAAACTCGATCATCCGGGCTTATACCGGAACACCCAACTTGGAGAGGTTCTGCGGCGCGTGCTTTCTGCCGCCCTCGCCGACCGCCAGCCGGTGGGGCAGGAGCCGGTTGGCGAAATCGCACTCAGCGACGACGGATACAAGATCGGGTTGCTTGGCCCTCTGCGCGCGCACAGGCTCCCACTCGGAACCAAGCTTTACTCTGCCCCGTCCGCGCAGGCCGTGAACCTGGGTGAACTGCCGGAAGGATGGGGCCTGAGCAAGCTCGAAACCTGCTACCAGCTCTCGCACGGGAACGACATCATCGGCAACTTCGTCGGGCCGGATGCAGAAGAGAACGCAGCGATCATCGCCCGCGTGATCGACAGCCAGGCGGTGGGCAATGGCTGAGCAGCTACTCCTTTTCCCTGGCACAACTACCGATGTAGAAACCGCTATCCAAAAGATCCTGACCCTGCGCCGCAAATGCTGCTGCAGTGGGCAGGCTGGCGAGGACATTGATCTGATCAGAGCCGCTCTGATGCGGGAGACCGCATGACACAGCAGCAGAAGACGCCACCGCGCACCCTACCCGCCTGCCCCGAGGGCCACCGAGCGCGATACATCCATGATCTACGCCGGGAGGCCGCGGGCGGTGGCCACCTCATCGAATGCCGTTGCAGTACCACCGCGAAGCACCCGACGTTCGACCTGGCTTGGGCGCACTGGCACAAGCAGCACGCGCTGCAAGCGGTACAGCTGTCTGCAGGCCCCCCAGTGCCGGCACCCCAACTGCAGCTTCGACTGGTGGGAGGTACAGGTTGATGTCTGCACCTGGAACCATGGGTGGCGGTGGCTTTGCCACGTTCTGGATGCTGTTCGGCCAGTTCGGTGCCACGCTGACCGTTGAGCAGCTCCGCGACGCCTACTTCCCTGCGTCCAGCATGAAGACGATGGCGAATAAGCACAGCGCGGGCCTGCTGCCGCCCCGCACTGGCGAGGTCTACGACACCCGCGACGTTGCTGATTGGTGGGACGGACAACGGAAGAAAAGGGCATCCTGACCGCATAACGAAAAAGCCGCCGAAAGGCGGCTTTTTTCGTGGTTCGGCACAACACTCACGTGCCACTGGCGTGCCATCACCCTTGAAACCCTTGTGCTGCAATGGTGTTGCTCCAATCCATCATCGGGGCAACGGACAGGCGCAGGGAATCGGCGTAACGGGCGGTGGCGGACGTCATCGGGGCATTGATCGTGGAGACTGGCATTGCCAGTGAGATCAATAGTTTACACCGATCGGCTGAATGCGCCCGCGCTGGCCCGGACAGGACTGGCCCCTCTCCGGGCCAACTGACTACCTACCTTCAAAGCTCCTGCGGGCGTTCGGGTTCAACCACCGGGGCATGCATCTCATAGTCTGTCTGCTTCCAGCCACCGCCGCCGCTCCCCGACACCCACTGGAAAGTCCACGTCTCGATGAAGCCGCCAGGCAATTGGTTGGTAATGGTGATTCTCTCGCCGGGTGCACCCGACGCCGGCAGCGGGACGGGAGGCATCGCTGACGCTCGAGCCAGGGCGCCGCTTCCGACCCGGCGCTGGCGCACGGTCAGGGTTCCCGGCTCCATCACCCGACGGTCGGCGTCGGGCAGGCCGTCCAGCCAACGGATGATCGCCGCAGCTTCGTGTGTGCCCGCCGGATGATGTGACACGCGTTCGACGAACGCCGTCGAAGGCCCCGCACCCGCAACTTCCGGCAT